GTGATAACTTCACCGTTCCGTTTGTGTATGCGACAACCAAGGATCACTAATCATAGCGCTTGGACTAGTCAGTATCAGGTCGAAAACAGCGTTACTAAGGCTGTTACGCCCGTACCTCCATATGTCTACCCTCTGTCTAGTTATGCAGAGAGTGAAGAGTATATGGATGACTATTCCGGTAAGCGCCGCATTGGTGCAATTAATCCCTGCACTCATTATCGTAAAACTCGGTCGACACTGCCGGCTAATATAGCGGCTGGTACGTCCGATCAATACGTTAATGGTGTTAACTCCTCGAATGGCTTGTGGGTACTGAAATTTCCAATCAGCTCTCAAGCTGCTTGGGATCAGACCATTCGCTATTCGATTGCAGATGCGGGTCCTTATGCGTTGTTCGGTGCGTGGGCAGATCCTATTGGAGGACTGCCGTACGTGGGTGGTTCACCAGAAGTGGGGCAGTATACCCCTCTGGGTTTGGCTGACATGCTGGATAATGCATTATTTCACATTATACCAGGTATCAAGCCGAAGGGCGGCATATCGCTCCTCAACTCATTGTATGAGCTGAAGGACTTTAAGTCGTTGCCTCGAACTATCCGTAGACTGCGAGCTGCATTACCTCTTGGCTTGCCAAGGGGGCGTGCTGGTTTAGACACCAACTTCACTGATCTCATTTCTCTTGCGAGACGTGAGCCCAGGAAGACGCTACGTGGTCTACTCCGTGCGGGGTCGGATGCCTATCTTCAAGCGAAGTTCAACATCCTTCCCCTATTGTCTGACATCTCCAATATTCACGGAGCTGTGTCAGATGTTAAGTATCAGCTTAATAAGCTGTTACGAGACGCTTCGAAGACGGTCCGTCGACATTATACAGTCGACATAACGGACCTAAGCAACTCGACGTCAAACTATAGCGGTAATCGGGCTACACAGTTTGTATACCGACCCGTGAGTGCGACACGACAGGTTGTCTACCTCTCGAAGAAGTTGACTGTTACCATGGAATACAGCTATACGCTGCCTTCATGGGTGAACAAGGACAGCCTTGTTCCTGCACTTCTAGATCGTTTTGGCGTTAACCTTAACGCTGGAATAATCTGGAATGCAATTCCCTGGTCGTTCGTGGTTGACTGGGTCCTCGGCGTAAGTCGATGGCTAGGCAATCGCTCGATCAAGAACATTCAACCAATACTGCATATACATCAGGCATGTTGGTCTGTTCACGTCGTCCGCAGTATCAGTACTGCGTTGACGTGTTACAATACGACGATGCCGGGTGTGTATATCGTGGAGGACTACTATCGTAGAGTCCCCTACCTACCCACACCTGCCTCGCTTAAAGCGAGCGGGCTGAACTCTAGTGAGTTCATCCTTGGTGCGGCGCTAGTGTTTAGTCGCTAGTTTACCGTACCGTTATAACACACTCCCTGATAGGCGGTTAAGTCTATCGCAAAGCATGCTGAACAATACGCTCAATACTAACGAAGTGAAGAATGCCGCCGGCACTGAAGTTGAATTCAGTCGCCTCGGCACCGAAGGTCGCACGACGGAATTCGCGCAAATCGCGGAAACTCCGAATGCCCAACACCGTCTCAAGATTTCGCATCAAGAGACCGGTTCTGGGGCAGCCCTGCGTCGTAGGTCGATGGTCCGCTTTGACAAAACTGTCATCGGCGTGTCCGGTCAGCCTCGCAAGGTTTCGTGTTACACTGTTGTCGATGCCCCGGTTGGGGATCTCAACAGTAGCACCGAGATCAAGAATGTGATCGCTGAGAACTTGTCGTTCTGTGCCACAACTGGTGCGGCTACGACGGTTCTCTTCGATTGCACTGGTAACGGTGCCTCGGTCCTGACTGATGGGGGTCTGTGAAGACTCACATCGAGCCTACGCAGGCTCATCATCAGCGGGGTCCACGACGCATCAAGCGTAACGTGGGCGTGTTTGTAGCGATATGTGTCGCTATACTCGCGTCCTCGTGTCACGTGGAGAGGTTGTACCTTTCCATGGAGAAGGCGATGTTCTCTGGGAGTAATATCCCGAAGGATATTCGTGTTCTGCCACTGAAGTAATTCGGTGGTGACGCCCGCCTCCGTACATGTGCGAGTTGCATATGTACGTAGGTGCGTCGTAACTAGTTACGGGTTCGGGCAGTATTGGCATGCTCTAGGAGGAAAACCATATGGTTTCCGCTAAGAGCCTAGATCCCTATGTAGAGATCATCGCGTCTTTACTGTCCGACGTTCAAACGTTGCACAGCGAAGTACTCACCAAACGTGCAATACGCCTAACGACCGCGAAGGTCAGAAAGCGTTGCGCACGAGAAGGTTTGGGTTTTCTCACGAAAACCCTTCCACGTCTTGGCAAAGCCCTGGATAGGGCTCTATCAGGAGAAGTTTCGTTCGACTCTACTAAGCTTGGTTTCGCAACCTTGCCCTGTAGTAAGCTTCCTAGGTTTCTAGGTGAGCTTTTCGGACGTGTCTTCTCTCACGACGGGTTGGTTCTTCCAACTCCATGTGCTAATAGTGTCAAATCACTACGTCAGATCTTGTTTATGTTCTATAAACTTGAACTGCCGTACGACTCTGTTTCCGAGCAAAAGGTTCTAGACCAGTTTACCAAAACTGATAAAGAACTGGAGTGCTGGAACGCTACATTCGAGAAAATCTTGAATGTATGCTATAATGAGGATCCCCTGCTTGGTCCAATTCTTCCGCCTGCCTACTTGTTTCACAACAAGTACGGTGGCCTGATGAACGATCGTGCGGCAACCCTCATCCGTAATGCTAGAGAGCTGCTTGCGCAGCTCTTCTGCAACTTCGATCCATATGATATCCATCCAAAACACGGACCCGGTGCGGTCTCCACGAAGGAGAAGCTATCGGAGAAGTATACTTGGACAAATATCTCGGATCGGATTCTTCGCTCTTATCCACTCGACGCATATTTCTTTGCGTCTAACGGACATGTTTGCGATGAGCTCGTCGGTTCTAAACCGATTGGCAATAAAGAGAATTCGGCACGGGTTATACTCGTACCGAAAGACTCACGCGGGCCAAGACTGATATCTTGCGAACCACTGGAGTTCCAGTGGATACAGCAAGGTCTAGGTCAGGCTATTGTCCAGCTAGTGGAAAAGCATTGCCTCACAAGGCATAGCATCCACTTCACTGATCAAAGTCCAAACCGGTGTGGAGCCGCTCTCGGCTCAATAACGGGGGGATATGCAACCCTTGACCTCAAAGAGGCCTCGGATCGCGTGTCTATTGGTCTTGTTCGTCTACTCTTCCCTGAGCGTCTCTCGGAGATACTCATGAATTGTAGAACGCAGAGTACGGTAATGCCGGGTGGCGAGGTAATCAGGCTTAATAAGTTTGCACCGATGGGTTCAGCATTATGCTTCCCAATCTTGGCGCTTACTATATGGGCGTTACTCGCTGCTGGTCTACCCGACACGGTGTTGGCCTCCAAGCGCAAACGCAACTCTAAAAGTGCGTATGATGCAAGGGAGTCGATACTTGTATATGGCGATGATGTGATCGTCCCAACGGCGCAAGCCGCGAACGCGATCCACATACTCGAGTCTTTTGGGTTACTCGTTAACCGAGATAAGAGTTGTGCCAGTGGATTCTTTCGAGAATCATGTGGCAAAGACGCCTTTCGAGGCGTTGATGTTACTCCTGTTCGTATTCGAACAGTCTGGACAAACAGCCGTCGTCCTGATGCTTATGTATCGTATATCGCCTACGCGAATGCCTTGTATAAGCAGAAGTACTACGAGACATACGAGTTAATCGTATCGCTCCTCACCAAAATGTATGGTGAGATTCCGGAGGTAAGCATGAATTTATCATGCCCCTCGCTCATAGCAGTTCCGGAGGAACATAAACCGAAGCGCCGACGTACTAATTCTGATTTGCAAAAGTTAGAATGGTACGTTTGGGACACTAAGGTTCCTAAGGTTCGTCGAGAAATAGGAGGATGGAAGATGCTTCTCCGCTACTTTGCGGAGGCTACCGACCAAACTCCCCTTGACACCTTAGAAAGTTACCTCGCAGATGCAGGTCCAGACGAGCCCATTCCAATGGGCGAGTCCTTCTCCGTCAGTCTGTATACAAAGCGCAAAACAAGCTGTCTTGTTAAGCGCTGGCGATGATCCGTTAACAAACGAACGTACTACCAAGTACGGTTTGTTTGGGCCTGGG